ACATGGCGGTTATCACTCCCGGTACTCGTGACCGTCTGCGAATCGGTGCAGGTTTACAACGCGGTACCGCGGGTGGGGAGATTATGCGCTCTATCACTCAATTTAAAGCCTTCCCGTTTGCACTTGTAGCCAGAATGTGGGCAAGAGGTAGTGCGCTACCTACACGGTTACAAAAAGCTTATTTTGGCGGTTCATTACTCTTAGCGACAACGCTTTTTGGCGCGGCGGCATTACAAATTAATAACATTGCATCAGGAAGAAAACCACAAGAAATGGATGATACTAACTTTTGGATCGAGGCGATGCTAAAAGGGGGCGCGCTTGGCGTGTATGGTGATTTTATTTTTTCAGATAAAAATAGCTATGGTGCGACCATGGGTGAAATGGCTATAGGCCCTTTAGGTTCAAGTCTAACGCAATTTGCCGATTTGACCTTAGGTAATGCACGACGTGCGCTATCAGGTGATGATACCCATGTGGGGGCCGATGCTGTGCGATTTGTAAAAGGATTAACCCCGGGGGCTAATCTTTGGTATACAAAGGCGGTAACAGACCACGTTTTATTTAATCAACTTCAAGAGGCCGTTAGTCCGGGGTATTTAGAAAAATATACCAAACGTCAACAAAATACTTATGGCCGTGAGTTTTGGTGGCGACCTGACGACCTGGTACCGAGGGGGAAATAATGGATCAATTAAATAAACTTAAGCAATTAGCTGACCGAATGGTCGAGGTAGTAATAGCCGAGGCCGACCCAAATACTTGGGCGGGGGCAGATAAAAAATTAAGTGAAATGTCAGAAGATGAAAGGGGCGACCGTTATTGGTGTAAGAAAAACGCTAATCAGGCTATCACAACGGCGGTAAAACTTGAAACCTTAGTTGCCCTTTACGAGCGTAGGGGCTCTACGCCTAATGGGGGAAAAGTGGATGATGTAAATGATAAAGTTATCAAGTTTGAACAAGCGGCTAAAAAACGATTAGAGAAGTTAGCTAATGGCTAAAATTTCCACCACTGCATTTTTAATGATGTGGAACGACCACCTAGGAAGGGAAACACCCGATTGTCATATTCGTATTGCCGATTGGTTGGATAAACCAAACCCTGTCAAGGTTTTACTATGCCATCGGGGGATTGGTAAATCCTCTACTTTGGCACCCTATAATGCTTGTCGATTTTATAATGACCCAAACTATCAAATTTTACATCAGTCAGAATCCGATCCATCGGCGCGTAAAATCAGCCGGGCAACTCAAAGCATCTTGCGCAGGCATCCTTTAACTAAAGATTTATTGCCACCCGGTAAAATGGACGTCGAGCGATGGAATATCAATGATATAAATTCGTTGGCCGATCCGCTACATAGTAGCATGTTGGCAAAGGGCATCATGTCGAATGTAACTGGCTCACGTGCCGATGAAGTCCAAAATGATGATGTCGAAGTACCGAGGAATATTACATCCCAAGAGCTTAGAGAGAAGCTAAGAGAAAGGCTTGACGAACAAACCCACATTTTAAAACCCGGTGGTAAAAAATTATATGTAGGGACACCACACACCTATGATTCTATCTATACCGAACTAATAGCAAAAGGGGCAGATGTACTAGTAATCAAGCTATTTGATAAAGAAAAACGATTTACAAAAGTCGAAGCGGGAAAACCTTATTATGTCGGTTTTGCTCCTGAGGTTGTTTTTATTGGTATTCATAAATCAACTGAGCTTTTAGAAGAGGGGGTACATTACCATGTACAAAATAACCATATTATTTTTGCTTCGGAATATAACGGTATCGTTGATTGTTATGCTGGGGTTTCTTGGCCGGAACGATTTACACCACAGGATATTTTAACCCGGCGGCGAGAGACTCGCACTATCAATGCATGGGATAGTCAATATCAACTACATGCAAAACCAATTACAGAAAGTCGATTAGATCCTGATCGTATTCGTGTGTATGACGTCGAGCCAACGATAATTGAAGCTAACGGCGAAGTTACTATGATGCTTGGTAACACTCGTATTATCGGCGCATCGGCTGTATGGGATCCATCCGCAGGTAAAATCAAATCCGATGCAAGTGCATTTACATTATTATTTACTGATTCAAAGGGGCATCTTTACTGGCATGTGTGCAAAGGGCTTACTGGTGAAATAGCGGTATTTGGTGCGCACGATACTATTGTCGGCGGTCAAGTTATTCAAATATGCGATTTAGTCGAAAAATACAATATACCATCCATCATTATCGAGACTAACGGTATAGGTGGGTTTGCACCTACACTTTTAAGACAAGCGTTAAAAAGCCGGGGGCTACGGTGCGGTATTATTGAAAATCACGAAACCCGTAATAAACAAATCAGAATATTAGAGGCGATAGAATCCCCCCTACAATCCCGCTTCTTATGGGCTCATATCAGTATTGCCGATGAAGATAACAGTCCGGTGTTTGAACAGATGCGAAGCTTTAACCCCGAGGTATCAGAACAACCAGATGATTATATTGATTCCCTCGCAGGGGCAATTCACAACACGCCTATTCGAATAGCTAAATCGGTGCAAAAACGCACCGCAACCTCAGATAGGCTTACTTCAAACTGGCGGCCAAATAGTGGTCAATATAAAGCTAAGATTAGGTATTAAATAATGAGTAATCATAACGCCTCATTGTTATCGTATTTCGTTGGGTGGTTTAGCCTTTTGTTTGGCAACCTAACATTATCGGATTGGGCGACCATATTTGGTATGCTCGCGACCATATTTGGTTTTTTAGTTACATGGTATTACAAACACCAAGATTTTAAATTAAAGAAACAACAAATAATGAGTGCCCGACATGGTAACACGAAAAAAAATAGCGACGACTGCGATTTGTAGCGTTTCGGTAATCATTGGTATTGTTATTGCTAATTACTCAGATGAAATCAGAACCAGCAAAGCAGGGCTTGAAATAATCGGTAACGCTGAATCATGTGTAAGAGAGCCATACTATTGTCCCGCTAATGTATTGACGGTTGGTATCGGCTCAACGGGTAACATTCAACAAAAAGTTTATTCAGACGAGGAAATAGCAAAACGTTGGGCAGGTGATATCAAAACAGCAGAAAGGTGCGTTAATCGCTATGCTAATGGTTTTCATCTTCCGCAATCTGTTTTTGATGCTGTGACGTCGATTACGTTTAATTGCGGTTGTTCAAACATGCGGAAATCAATGATGTATAAACATCTGAACAATGGCGATTATAAAGCGGCTTGTAATGAGTTTCCAAGGTGGAACAAGGCAGGCGGTAAGGTTTTGAATGGCTTAGTAATCAGACGAGAGAAGGAGAAAGCGTTATGTCTAAGCGACTTGTAATAGNTTTAGCGGTTGCATGGTGTTCACTGGTAATTGTTGGTGGCGTAGCTANCCACTATAAACATAAGGCTCAAATGGCTAGCGCTCGTGCGGATACGCTCGAAGCCGAGATTAAACAATATAAAGCGGATAGCATCAATATTAAAAAACTAGAATCAAACATCATAGAGGCTATAAGACATGGTCAAACTAATACAAATAATCTGCGCAATGATATTGATAATGGCCTTAGCGAGTTGCTCGTCAAAGTCGAATCGGCCCAGCGAGATAGTGCCACCGCCGGTAGTATTGCTCAACAAGCCCTACGACTTGCAAAATCTTCTCAACAAGATTATTACAATCTCACCAACGCAATTGGCTTCAACAAAGCGCTAATCGAAGGTTGGCAAAGGTATTATTGTCAGGAGATTGCGCCAAAAAACGATACAGAATTTATGTGTGATGAGGTACAAAATGTCAGTCAGTAATCAACAGATCCAATATGAATATATAGCCGATGGTAGCACCGTGGTATTTCCGTTCTCTTGCCGGGTGGTTTATGCATCAGATCTTATTGTCATGGTTGACGGCACCCCGGTTAATAATTATCGCGTTGATGGGTTAAATCAACGGCATGGCGGCAACGTAGTATTTTATGTGGCCCCTGTA